AACTGGTAGTTTGTGACAGCTTACTGTCCATAAGCCCTCTATAAATCCTGCTACTCTATCCTCTCTTTTCTTATCTTGTAATGTTTCAAAACTTGGTGTTTTTAACATATTAACCTCCTATTGATTAAAACTTGATATAACAGCTAACACTAGAAATGCCATAATAATTGAGCCTATATCCATATTTACTCCTCAAAGAATGTAGGATCAACGGCAACAAACCTTTTGGTTGGTCTACCCTTACCACCTACTTTAATATCTATTTCCTGGATCTCTCCAGCGTTTTTAAGTCTTTCTATAATCTCTTTGACTTCGTGAGACTTCATGCTTCTAAATAGTTCGTGACGGTCAACCTCTCTTTTAGATATACCCTCGCTCTCCCTTGACCTTATATATGACAACACTTGCTTGATCTTAGCTTCAGTTGCAGAACTTGCTACCTTATCCCTACAAGCTTCTATAAAGAGCATGTCGTAGTATCTAACGTAATCAATCGCCCACTTAGTAACATCTGGTGTAATCGTCTTTGATTGTGCGTTTGATGCAAGAGCACATACTAGGGCTAAACGCATAGCTTTCTCCTTAGAACGGCTTAGAAGCGGCTCTAGGTTATCTTTTTCTAATATATCCTGTCTCTTTACAATCTCACTTGCGAACTCTTGTAATAGTTGCTCAGAGTCTCTATCAAAGTTCAAGACTTCTTGTTCTAAATTACACTCTGAATTATTAACCATAGGTTGCGATAAACCGCCTCTATCTCTTCTTATATAGTTGACCCAGTTGACTAATGTTAATGGCGGTTTCTTTATCTTCTTAAGATTAGATACACGCCTAGGTTCTTTAGATTCAATAACCATAAACCTGTTTAGGAAACCGTCTGCTATACGGCCAGAGTTAAGTGCTTTGTAAAAATTCTTAGGTACTGACAAGCCAACCATAGTTATTGCAGGCTTATGAGTTACACGGTTCATTATCTTTTCTTTAAGATCCTCAACCTGTATACCCATTAAAGAATAGTTATCTGGCCTTAAGATACCGTGGCACCTACCCCAAGCTTCCATAAGGGTTTGTATGCCGTCCTCTTTATTTGTATTACCTGCTTGGCTAATGCTTTCTAATCTTTTACCAAACTCATCCATAATAGTCACGTGAGTAGGCCTCATCTTAAGTACAGAGTGAACAGCACCACTAGAGGTATATCCGTCTCCAACTACTAATTTATCGTGCTCAGAGGCATTCAAAACAGCTTCAACGAAGGTTTTTATGTTTTCCTTGCCCTGTCCAGACTTAGCTATACACATAAAATACAAACTAGAAAAGTTATTCATATTTGTTTTAAAGATCCTACCGCAAGTAACACTAGCTAAGGATAAAGCGGCTACAAGTGACAACTCTGGTTGAGATACTTGTGCTATATCCTCGCAGTAAGCAAACATATCTTTAAGTAATCCTGGTGGATTAAACAAATCATCTGGCGGTCTTATGTCTTCTTTGGTTTGCACAAACAAAGGTGCTATCTGATTCTTTCTATCGTGTGTCTTCTTTACATTATCTACAACAGACTCTACTTCTTGTTGTGGTAATGGTGGTGAATTTTCTCTATTCCAGTTATGTAAAAATATTCTTACAAAGTCTAGGTTTACATTCTTAGATATTAAGTAACCAGCTATACGTGCTGCATTATCATTACGTGATCCTTCATTAACACCAGTCAAAGTAAAGGGTGCTGTCTTTTGTATGCTGTCTTGTTTAGGTACACCAGTTATCTTCTCAAACTCTTTCTCTGTAAAGTCTGGTAGATCTTTGTGATCAAAAATATCCCAACCAGGGAGAGGTATAGGCTTATACATTTGACCGTTCGCATGACGGTTGTAAGGAGCAATAATTAATCCGCCCACACCTCTCAAATCAATCAACCTTTCTACTGGAGTCTCATCAGTTCTTCTTGTAGCAAAGGTTGTATAGTTTTCTGGGTTATTGTAATAGTAATGCATACCCTTACCTGTTCTTACTTTATAAGGGCAAGTAGGTAGGTTCTCTTCAACCCAGTTCATAGCTTCTGGAGAGTCTGCATCAACGACCATAAACTTACCGCAAACTAATGAAACGACTAAGTTATCTCTATTTACAAACCATTCTTGTACGGTTTCACGACTAGGCCTTTCGTTCTTATATTGTTCCCAACCTTTGAGAAAAGGGGGTGGTTTTTTATTGGATCGTTGAAGCGGTACTACGTTATAGCCTTCATCATAAAAAGCCAAAGCAATATCTATCGCTGCCTCATCCTCAGACAGATTAAAATCAAACATGTTGACTTAATCTTCTGTTAGTAGTTCTGCTATATCGCCATAAATACTTTCAAAGTTTAGTCTACCTTCTGTTAATTTTATGATTCTTTTAGCTTGTCTGATAGACGGTTGTCTGTGGCCATACTTCCAGGCCTCAATAGTATGTTCTGAAACATCCCACTCATGTGCTGCTTTTTGTTTGCCTAAAAACTGTATGTACTCTTTAAGATTATAGGGGCTTACTTTTCTATCTTTGTATTTTGGTTCTATACCCATCTCTTCTAGTTTCCTTAATTTTTGCCTGGATATTGAATTTACTCTATGATAGTAATTAGCGATCCACACAAAATTTTCTATTGCACTTTCCATTAAACCTCCTTACAGTTTGAAAATATACTATTTTACATATTGTATATTTATAGTATATAATATGCAAGTTACATATATTTACTAAAGGAGGTTAATATGAATAACGATTTGAAAAGCAGGATTGTTACTCCAGAGAAGCTTGTCCAGAACCAAGGTGCAAAAGTCTTGGTATATGGTATGGCTGGAGCTGGAAAAACAAGCCTTGCTAAAACTGCACCAGGTAAGGTGTTAGTGATAAGTGCTGAAGCTGGGCTACTTTCTATCAAAGATGCAACTAATGTAGATGCGATAGAAGTTAAAGAAGCTTCAGAGTTAATGCAGTTACATGAACTGCTTAAATCTGGACAGTTGCAATACGATACGGTTTGCTTGGACTCAATCTCTGAGATCAGCGAACTCTTATTACAACAAGAAAAAGCTAGGCACAAAGATCCACGTAAAGCTTACGGGGAAGTACAAGAGTCTGTAACAAATGTCATGCGAGCATTTCGTGATTTACAAATGCATGTCATGTTTATTTGTAAGGAAGAGAAAATAAATAGTGACGGTATCTTTATGCACGAACCTAAAATGGTTGGCACAAAGTTAGGCCAGTCCATTACTTATTTCTTTGATGAAGTCTTAGCTCTTAGAGTAATTGACACTACAGACGCTGAGGGTAATGAAGTTCAAGCCAGGTGGTTACAAACCAGAGTTGGCCAAGGCTTCGTTGCTAAGGATAGGAGTGGTAAGTTAGAAGCTTTTGAAGTTCCAGATCTTACTAAATTAATAGACAAGCTAGGGTTTAATGCCGTAGCTACAAACACAGATAATGTGAAGGAGATCAAGAATGTCTGACTTTGATGAAATTTCCTATATGGAATCGGAAGATAAACCTATAGGTCCAGGGGTAGCCCCTTCTGGGGATTATGCATCCAAAATTATTGCAGCTGAGAAATATAAATCAACTGCTGGTAATTGGACGCTTAAGATGACTTTTCAAATAGCTGGTGGTAACTATAGGGATCATAACGAATGGTATAGCCTATGGTCAGCTAATGAAGAGGCTAAGAGAGTAAGTACAGAAATATTTACTAAACTAAGTAAAGCGGTTGGCTTTGAAAAGCAACCACCTGTATCTGCACAAGATTATGTAGGTAAAGAGCTTTCACTTACTCTTAAAGAAGTTGAAAACAACTGGACTGACAACGAAGGTAATCAAAGGACAGGCACTAAGAATAAAATCTTAGCCACTAATCCTGCTGATACTGGAGGTATGTCGCCACCCCCTGCGGCAGTACCACCCGATTTGGGATAAAACTAAGGGGCGTTAAGCCCCTTTTTTTTAATTATTAAATAAAGCTTTTAACTTTCGCCTGGGAATTACTTTCTTTTCTTCACACTTGTAACAACAATTACCTTTAGCTACTGGCCAGGCATTATGTCCACGGTTCCAATATGCGATACCGTCTATAGTTCTTTTTATTTCAATATCGCCCTTACAAATGACACATTTATGTATGGTTTCAAACAAGCTCTTTTTCATTTTCTTGTTCTTTTTTTTCTGCAATTAACCAAAACCTTTCATCCCTTTTTTCTTTAAGTACCAGTTCAATATATGCTATTTTTTTATTTATTTCTTCTATTTTTTCATCTATATTCATTTTCTGTTCTCCATAAAAGCGTAGATCATTAAGAGTAAAAGCCCTACTACGGCATAAAAGCTAAGATCCATTACAGCTCCTCTAGTTCTTTGATAAGTTTATTAAGATACCATACGGCCTTTTGCAGATCCTGGATGTTAGATCCTTTATGATCTTCACGCCAGATATATTTGATTGCAGCAGCTTTAAGATAACCTTTGAACTCTTCTTTGGTTAAAGCTGACTTGATAGCATCTATACATTCAACAGATCCCTTCTTATAGTGTGGGGGGTGGTTTACGTTATCTGTCATTTTGTTTCTCCTGATGTTGGAATTGTTATATGTTTTTTTTTATATGGAGTGCTAGCACTACCTATAATTACGTTGTCTTTAATTGATGTTGTACGTATTGCGTAATATGGAATTTTTTTTAACTTAGCTTTGTTCATTTTGTTTCTCCAGGAGTTCGTGCATTAATAACCATTCGTGGTTTTGTTTTTTATCTTGAGGTTGTTCTAAAGG